CAAATGGTTTGGAGCATAAGGCTTAGTGGCAGTCAAAGTTCCTGCTGTCGCTGCGCTTAAATAAAGTTGCGCTCCATCGGTATAAGCTGATGTGTCAAGGTTGGAAACTAAACCAATGATCGTGACATAGCCATTGGAGTTGTTGGCTATATCGGCAGTAATTACACCCAAAGTCTGAGCAGACGTAGAGTCACCAGTTGCTAGTGCTTTAGAGACAGTTGGTATTTGACCTGTAGCACCAGAAATATAGACAGCCGTGCCTTTAGTAAGAGTTGCGCCAGTAGTGTTTCTTACTTGCTCAACCAATACAGATGCAGGAGAAGTTTGTGACACAACTAAATCAACAGCTGTTCCAGTTGTTGTAACAATGATGCTGCCATCAGTAGATGTAACGCTAGCCAAAGCGCCCACATTAGCGGCAGTTAAGACAACAGTGCCAGTGAAACCGTTTACAGAAGTAACGGCATCAGTGTTATCAATCTTTTGCCAAACAGTACCGTTAAAAATAGCCCAGTCACCAACATTCCAGTTGGTAACGCCATCAAGGTTTGTTGATCCAGCAACAGACACTACATAGTAATAACCTTTAGTCCCTGATCCAGATGTCAAAGTAGGAGTGTTAGTAGAAGCATTCCATGCCCCTTGATAACTTACTCCACCCTGGATGGATGCAGGAATTTGAGATAGTGGAACAGTACCACCAGAATCAAGCGTAGCAACTCCATTGGCAGCACCAGCAGTCAATACGGCAGCAGAGCCCAAACCTAATGAAGTACGGCCTGTTGCAGGAACAAGGCTAGTAGCACCGCCATCCCAATTATTTCGTTCCGTATAAGCAGTATCCCAATTGGTTTGGCTAGCAGTAGTAGGTATAGCGTAACCAGCAGCATTGGTAATTGCCAATGTGCCTGTTGTAGTAACTGGTGAACCACTAATAGCAAGACCTGTTGGAACCGTAGCCGAAACAGATGTAACTGTTCCAGTGTTAGTTGTATACCCAGCAGGGTTAGTTGCTGGATAAGCACCAAGGTTTGTCAAGGCATTAGCAGCAGTGGATGCACCCGTGCCACCATCAGCAACTGCTAGATCAGTAATGCCGGTGATTGAACCACCAGTAATAGTGACACTGGATGCATCTTGCGTTGAAATTGTTCCAAGACCCAATGCTGTACGAGCAGCACTAGGTGTAGTCGATCCTGTACCACCGTGGTCAATATCAACAATACCAGTGACATTGTTTGATGTGCCAGTAACGCTACCAGAAATCGTTGACGAAAAAGTTTTTGTACCAGCAATGGTTTGATTGGTTGTTAGATCAACATACAGGCTTGATCCAGTCAGTGCTGTCCAAGTACCAACTTGCTTAAACCAAATTGTTTCTGGAACTGTACTGGTTTGTATATACAACTGGTCTGTAATACCGTCACCAGCAGAGGGTGCAGCAGTACCGCTAAGAATTGGCAAACCACTGGCAAACGAAAACTTACCTGGTGTAGACCAAGTAATAGCTGCTGTAGATTTGGAATTAACCAAACCAATAGAAACCCAAACAGTATTTGTAGGGTTAACAGGAGGTGATCCAAGCCAGCCAGTAGGAGGCGTACCAGTATTTGTAATAAAACTCCATGAGCCACCAGTAGGTGTTGCTGGTTGAAGATCAGCTACATAGAAAATAAACCACTCAAAATAAGAACCACCAAAAGATGTGTTGTTCCCGTACAAGCCTACTGATTCAGAGCCTGATTGAGGAGCAACAGTGCCAGTAGACGTACTACCGTAAAGACCACCTGTAGCCATGTTGCTTCCTTATATCGATTCAAAAAACCAGTTTTTACGAGGCGGTGAAAATCTTATTTCACCATTTATTTTGTATCTGTAACCATAAACACCCATATGGATGTTTTGCAATGATGTTTGATGTGCATTTGCAGCTTCTTTTAAAGTTGCAAAACGCCCTAAAGGCGTAACGTACCATCCTTTAAATGAAGGATGTTTTTCACCAAACAAACCCATGCAATTTTTTGCAGAATTGATGCTCATTTTAGCCTGAACATCTGCACGTTTAGATACATTAGATTCGCCATTTGAAGCGCCTTGCAAGCCTTCTTCAAGAACCATGTTTGCCCAGCTTGATGACTTTACTATGTCATGCTCATCAGAAAATTTACGAGAAAATTTAACTAGCGATTCTTTGTTTTGCCAAATGCCCAGCAATTCAGTTGTATAGCTTGGTCCATGTTTTTTAAGATGGCGCACCCAGTGAATGCCACTACCTTTGTAACTATGAATTTTTTGCAAACGAGTTGTTTTGCCAAAATACTTTAATCCTGTGACATTGTGTGTTTTCACATATAAAGCAGTTGGTTGAAACATTGTAATACTTTGATACTATTTAAAAGAATAGCGGTAATCGCGAGGCTGGAATTCTGAGGTAAGGTGTTGATCACCACCCAGCCATTTGCCTTTGAAGTTCTGATCTTCAATCAGACCATAAGAACTGTCAAAACGGTCCAACCATTTTTGAGATTCTTCAGTGTTTTTGTTCTTGTCGTAGTACGCCCACAAAGTGCCATACATATAGCCTTCAGGGAATGATGCCAAACATGCATTGTTCTGGACAATGGGGTTCAGTGCGTCATCAGTAGGGCTAAACAAAAACGGGAATGTCATCTGGTAATAAGCCTTGATCTCCACATTTTCACCAGGATTAGGAGTGAAAACATAGTTTGGACCAACTTCAGAGAACGAAGCACGAATAACCCGTGGCACACCAAATGGACGAACATACAACTGGTCGATCATCCGGCGGCGAATAATCTCACGATCACCCACACGGTCATACACAATCCAAGGGCCTAAGCCTGTAGCACCAGGTGGCTGGTTAGAAGGTGCAGAAGTTTGGAAAAACAAGATAGGCTTGTTCATGTCAGCAGGAATAGGGGCCATGCCATCAGCATTGGTAGTCAGATGGGCTGGCGTATCACCGTAAGGATTGCTACGCAGTGCTGGAAGCTCAATTGTCCTCATTTTCAACTCGCATAACTGGATGCAAGACATGATTTCAATGGAGGACTGAGTTGGAACCTTCAGAATGGCCGTAGGATAGGTTATACCGGTCCATATGCCGTCTGGATCGCTAACCGTGATGGTAGTACTGGTAACGGCCAAAACAGCCGTGTAGGGCCCTGTAACCTTTGGACCGATAAAGTCACCGGCAAGCACCAGAGCGGTTGTATCAGATGCAGTAGTGATTACGCCAGTACCTGAATTAAATGCGGTAGCGTTGACGCCGATGGTAGATGGAATTGCCCCTACCCATTGTGCTACTCGACTAACGAGAGCGTTAGCAGATTGGATGAATAGGGCCATTTAACATCCTTATTTGGTCGGTATGGAGGGATTATATGGGATAGGAATTTTCCCACTTGGGTGACATACAAAGTCACTGTAGAACTCATTCACGATTGCATAGAACAGAATTTTATCTTGCTTGTCTTGTTTAATCAAATCCCAAGGGCGGTTGCTAAACCACTTAGAGCTAATCTCATGGGCAAAACATTTTGGCAAATCCATTGCATGAAAAGTACCGGCAAAGAAAGGGTTGTCTGTACCGTGTTCTTTATAGAACTCGCGCATCTCTTTGCACTTCTCTTTAATTTGCTCAACATTTTTTTGATCGTATTGAACATATCGAACTCCGTCTTGAGCACCAATTTTGTAATCAATGTTTTCCGTCTTAAATGTCTGGGACCAAGTACCTGACTTGATCTCGTTATACATTTTGTCGTTCTTGATCAACAGTCCCTCAAGACCTCCAGCCAAGTTACCCTGGGTGTAATAGTCTTCATTGACCTTGGCTTCTTCATTGTTAAGGTTGAGTTCCATATATTCTCCATGCTTTACCAGAAAAGGCTCCGAAGAACCTTCTCCAGAAAAGCCCCGAAGGGCTCAACTTATGCCAAGTAACGCTGGCACTGGGTGCTAGGACGGGGAGCCGTCACAGCAGCGCCAGTAGGCGAAATGGCGGCCAGAACAGCAACACCGGCTGGATTACGCACAATCAATGTGCCTTCCATGATGTACTGGTCGAGCGAAGCGTCAGCATTGGAGAACACTTCATTGTTCGGGCCAAGTTCACGCAACGAACCCCACTGGATGACATCAGGGTTCAGGAACAGAGCGGAAGTGTTGTCACCACCGGTTTGGTCCATAACCCAAGAATCATCGATCTGGTAGGTGTAGTTGAAGTCACCTTCATAAGTGCTGATCGTGTCGCCCTTGTCAGCAGGGTTGAACCGGTTGATCGCACGGCTGGTAGGCATCATGTCACTGATGTGAGTACGCATCGAAGTTGGGACCACCATGTTGGTGATCTTGGCATTGAAGCGTTGTTCAGCAGTAGTAACCAGCTGCTTGTACAGGAACGGGCTGAATTGCTGAACCGTCACACCGGTAGAGAACGTGAAGTAACCCAGACCGGCATTCGACAGCAGACCATTGAAAGGCTGGTTGGTAGCCGTGGCA